TACGCCCGCTCGTCAACTCAGCGAACGACTTTCTACAGGGGCTGGTGACCGACGAGAGCATGGTCACGGCAACGGTCAAGAAGAACTACGCAGCGTTTCCGTCCGCACAGATCAACGCCACCAACTCAGTCAACTCTGCCACGTATCTAGGAGTTGCCGCGCACCGCTGGAAAGTGATTGGCGGCAACGTCACCCGTGCCACAGAAGTCATTCTCAACACCACGTACTCGTTCTGGGCCGCTGAGTGGAAGCTCCAGTATCGCCAGACCGGATGGGCTCTTCAGATACCCGACGTTGGCTGGAACTTTCTTCAGGGCGGCGAGAAGCGACGCTGCATGGTGTTTGACTTTCAGAACAGCGAGTGGGTGGCAAGCCCGACGCCCATGCCTCTTTCCAGCGGGCAACAGACCGCCGGGCTGCCGGCCATCCTTGAGCGTCGAGTAAACCCCGAAGCAGACTTTACCACCCTGTTCGGTCCGATCCCGTAATGGCACGCAAGCCGCGAGACGCCGTGCAGTTCACGTTCGAGTCCGCTGAGCGGATCGCGGGCGTGGTACGTGCCGCAGAGTTGGCAACGCCGCAGGGCAAGCCGCTGACGTTTGAGGCTCGCTTCCCTGAGCGGATGCCAAAGCAGGTAAGAGCCGCGACGTTCACTGGCTCGTGGGCCATCAACGCCAGCAAGGTGGTGACGTTTAAGTACGCACCGACCGCAACGGCCAGCGTCACGAATCTATCCTGGCCCATCACGCACAATCACTCAGTGGCCGAGAACTGCATCGTCGGGCGAGAGGGTACGTCGTGGTGGCTGGTGGTGCCGGTGCTGTCTACGGCCACGGCTGTCTTCGCCACGCAGACAGCCACGGCAGTCTTCGTCACTGGCACGGCGACATCGCTGTTCTACACCGGCACGGCTACGCAGAGCATCGCCACAGGTATCAGCCTGTCAAAAGCCACCATCAACTTCCTCACCAACGTGTCGGCATCTTTAGATACAGCGAACTGCACAATCACTGTGTCCACCACAGGGAGCAGCACTGAAGTTGTGATTGGTGCAACCGTGTCCACCGGCACGATCACGGTGCAGACAAACACGGCGACCGGCTTCTACATCACCGGCACGACTACCGGCGTGTTCATCCAGCAGAGCGCGACCGCCACCTACCTACGACTGCGGGTGCCTTGATGGTGTGCGTGTGTTGCGTTCCTGCTCAACAATGCTGCTGCGACGAAGAAGGCTTTCGCGTTCTCGCTGACGGCGAAGAGTGTGCGAACGAACCGTTTCCGGTGCCTGATCCCGCCAAAAACGTGTCGCTCGTATTTGAATGGTGCGGGCTTACTGCGACAGAGCAGATAATAGGCGGCGTGAACACCTACTACGCAGATGAATACATCGACGAGTTCGTGTGCGACACGACCGGGCGATACGGCCCCGAAGCAAGTTACACACAGTGGACCCTCAAACAACTCAGCGTCTATATCTTCCCCAGTGATGGATTAAGTTTATGCGGCTACAAAAGAAACTTTATTGTCAGCGCAGCGTCTTCCGGCACTGGCTTTAGGTTACTCGGCGGGGAATACTACGGCTGGGAGAATGTGATCCTTGGCGAGAACTACGCCTGTTCCATCTACCAATGCTTCGATGGCAGCGAGGCAGTTGTGACTATGACCACATCGAATGAAGGGCCAGAGGGCTATGGCTTCAGCCTTGACGACACATGCGGCGAGGCTGGCAACTTCGAGCCCTGCAAGTTTACCGCCCCTCAAGTCACGGTTGTCGTTGCCCCATGAAACTCCGCGCCTTTGACGTTGCGTTTCGCGCCGCCCAGCGTGGCTACACCGCAGACGAGATACGCCCGTGCCTGACGGTCGCTCTCGGCAACGGCTACTTCGACGTGGACGTGGATCACCCCGCGTACCCCAAGACCGCACGCGATGGTCATAAGGTGCCTCCAGGACTGCGTGACGCTGCGACTGCGATGCTTGCCGAGTTGGGTATTGAGGACTCGCTGGCGAAGCCAGCGGCGTTCCGGTGCGGCACAGAACTCAAGGCACTGCTGAAGGACTGGCTCGGCATCGAGTCCACACCGACGTGCTCCTGCAACGCGATGGCCCGCCGCATGGACACGCTCGGCCCTGACTGGTGTGAGTCTGACGAGGGCATGGCCGCGATCCTCGACGTGATGCGTGCCGAGCATGCGAAGCGGTGGGCGGCTGGCACGACGATCCTGCCGTGGACCGACCTCGGTGCGAGGCAGTTGGTGCTGCTCGCTTGTCGGCGGTCTAGGGCTAACGGTTGACGCCCCCGCTACGGTGGAGGGTGAAAGGGCCAGCCCGTGGAAGATCACCACTTCACCTTGAATGGGGACGAGCGATGGCTCGTTCGATTCACTAGGCTCGAGGGTGGTGCCTACGGCTACACGTTCTCGCAAAAGAGCAAGCGGCCACGCATCTTGATTCACGACGGCCTGCGTGGGCGGCACAAGCTCACCATCATCATCCACGAACTGCTGCACGCTCTGTACCCAACGGGCAGCGAGGAGCATACGGAGCAGGCCGGCAAAGACATCAGCAAGGTTCTCTGGGCTCTTGGGTACAGGGAGGTCACTGATGGCTAAGGGTAGTAAGGCTCTGGCGGATCTCATCGCCGCTGACGTGGCGACTAGCTTAGTTAGGCGGACGTGGTACGAACTGCTGCCTGACGAGGCGAGGCAAGAGATTTTGGCTGTCCGCGAGCGGTTGCAGTCAGGTGGCTACGGCCACGCCAAACGATTGACTGTTGCCCGGATGCTGTTTCAGTATTGCGGCGAGCGTGGCTGGAAAGTTGCTGACGAAAAGAGGTTGGCACTGTGGCTGAAAACCGACAGCTAGTCGAAGACATCGCCGCTGGTGTAATGCACGCCGACCGCCTGGCGGCCGACGCCGAAGTTGCCCGGCTCCGCTCTGAGGTGGCGTCTCTTCGCGGTCGCTACAAGTCGGCACTCGCGGCCATCGACGCCGAGCGTGAACGGGCGGACGCCATCGCTGGGCTATCGGGAATCAAGGCTGCGAGACGGCCTGCACCAAAAAAGGTACGCCACGCCAAGCACGACGCTACGGCGGTGCTGATGCTGAGCGACGTTCACTGTGAGGAGCGGGTGCTACCTGAGACCGTCAACGGTGAGAACGACTACAGCCTCGACGTGTGCCAGCTGCGGATGCTCGAGCTCGAAGAGCGATTCATCGCCTGCCTGCAACACGAACGCAACCAGGCCAACATCCGGCGTGTGCTGATCTGGCTCGGCGGCGACTTCATTACTGGGCACATTCACCCGGATTGCATGGAGGTGGCAGCGTTGTCACCAATGAACGCCACCCGGTGGATCGCTGAGCGTCTGCGGGCAATGATCGACGCCATAGCCCAGCACGCCGACGAGGTGATCGTCTGCACGAACGCCGGCAACCACGGCAGGAGCACCGAGAAAAACCGCATCGCCACCGAGCTCGACCACTCGTGGGAGCAGATGATGTACTTCACGCTGGCCCGCGAAGAGCAGAACAAGAACGTCGAATGGCGAATTGCCGAGGGGCACCTTGGATACGTGGACCTCGACGGCTTTCTTGTACGCACTACGCACGGGCACAGCATCCGTTTCGCTGGTGGCGTCTACGGCCTGGCCCTGCCCGCCAGCAAGGCCATCGCCCGATGGGACGCAGGCCGCAAAGCGAACCTGACGATATTTGGGCACTACCATTCCTTCGGCTGGCTACGTGGTGCCCGCTACGTGGCCAACGGCTCAGTCATTGGACACAGCCCATACGCTGAGCGGGTTGCCTCACCGGAGCGACCGTGCCAGGGCATGGCGATCATCGACCACGGCCGTCAGGAGGTGACGCGGGCGTATCCGTTATTTTGCGATAGAGATCTAAGGAAGGGAACCAAATGACCGACGCAGCGATTGAGGATGCTAATGACCTAGTGCGGGCCGCCGTAAAGATGCGACGTGCGGGGCAGGCGGCAGGCCTGCCGGTCGAGGAGTGGTACGACGTGACGATGCCTGTAACGGAACCGATGCCCGAAGTTGCTAAGGCAGAGGAACCGCAACACGTCGATGAGCCATACATCGAGCACCTGCTGCACGAGCACCACCTGCACCGTGCTGGCCTGACGCAGGACGAACTAGACGAGGCCCTTGATCGTCTGGCCGGCGACGGCATCACGCACGAACAGCCCACCACGTCGCAGCGGTTCCTTGACCTGCTCGACGAGATGCGGCGGCTGCACGAATCAAAGAGTGCCGACTACGGCAGCGAGACTGACCCACTCGCCAACATCAGGCAGGGTGCGGAGTTCGTGGGCATTGAGCCGTGGCGGGGCTGCATGGTGCGGATCGCGGACAAGGTGCAGCGACTGCGGACGTTCTGCCGCACCGGGCGGCTGGTGCATGAAGGCGTGAGAGACACGCTGCTGGATCTGTCGGCGTACTCGCTGCTGGCCATCGTGCTCTTTGACGAGGGCAACCATGGCTGAGCCACTGACCACCGACGACATGACCACGATGGAGCAGGCGGCCCGCAAGTTCTCTGGGGCGTGGACCGGCACCAGCGGCACGCTCGCCAGCTACGTCATCCTGCTCCTACAAGAGGTGCGACGGCTGCGAGTGGAGACGGCACGCCAGAGAGTTGAGGCAGCCATGAAAGAAAACGCCTAGGCCAGGGCTAGAGCGGCGGCAGGTTTTCTACCTTTCCCTGCCGTCGCTCGCCCTGTGCCTGGTCACCCAGCCGGCCGGTTGATGTCGGGCAGGTAGCCCAGGTTTGACTCCCGCCCGGTGATGTCCTCATCGTAATAGTGATCCTCGGCCATTTGTTCGCTGCTGTGCCCTAGCTGTTTCTTGGCTGAGATCCCAGCCTTCTTCAGATAAGAGGCTGTAGCTTTGCGAATCGAATGAAACGGGTGGTACGGGACGCCGGCCGACCGGCACAGAACCCGCAGGCTTGGGTAGATCGACAACGCCTGGCGATCATCCAGCCAGGGCCACACACGCTCGCCAGGAGCCCCTCGCTGCGTGGCTAGGCACTTGGCTAGGGCGGGCGTGATCTCCCGCGTAATCGTCTCCCTGTGGCCTTTGCGGGTGGCCGCCAGGAACGTCAGCGTATGCCGCTCCAGATCCACCTGCTCCCAGCGGAGCTCGAGCACCGCGCCAATACGCTCGCCCGTTTGAAACATCGCCTGAATCTTTGTGGTCCAATACCAGGCGGCGGGCTTGCCGCAGATGTAGCCCCTGCGGTGGCGGGCCGCCTCGACCAGCTGGGCCAGTTCGGCAGCGTTGAACGCCTTGGGCACCGGTTTGGGCACCCTCGGCCTAGCGTAATCTGGGAACTCCAGCAGTTCGCCATCTGACCGCTTCCAGCGTTTGCGGGCCAGCCAAGTCCACAGGCTCCGCAGGTGGGCGGAATCCTTGGCCAGGCTGGCCGGCGAGATCAGGCCACGATTGATGTCGTGAACCGTGGTGGCTCGCCACCGGAGGAACTTGGCGGCCGTTAGGTCTTCAAGATCGTCCACGGTGGGCTCGTGGCCGAGGAAGTCTCGGAACCTGTCGAGCGTGCTCAGGTACATCGACACCGACCTGTCGCTGAGATTCTTCAGCGGCGCGACACGGTCAATCAGCAGTTCTCGCAACGTCATTGCCAGCCCCTTTTTTGCCACCTTCTGCGGACACAGGATTTCAGTGTACAGAGTGTACAAGTGTACCCCATCCGCTAGAAATATTGGCATTGAAGTAGTGTACAGAGTTTCGAGTGTGCGAAACAATGGTAGGTTGGGAAGGTTGACCAGAGTTCCCTAATCGGTAGCATTGGGGCCATGATCGCAATGATGAAAGACGATACCGGCCGAAAGCTTCTTTCCTGCCGTGATGCGGCCGTGAAATACGGCTGCTCCATGCGGTGGATCCGCAAGCTGGCCCTCGATGGCAGGGTCTATAGCGAGACCGTGGGCGGCTCCTACATGGTGGCCGAGGCCGACGTGGCCAAGATCAAGGCCAAGACAGCCAAGGGCACCGGCCGGCACAAGCCGAAAGCCGCGAAGTTCAAGCCCGGCTGAAGGCCCCAGCAGATTTTTTTCTCAACTGCTCTTGCAAATGGTTCCGATATGGGTATCGTGTGCCGAGCCGTGAGCGAATGAGACTTGCGACCGACACCGATTGGCCAAGGAGGGCCGCCATCATGAACAACGACATCTGGCTCGAGCTCGTCGTAGTGCTTCTCAAGATTCTTTCCTCAGCACTGTCTCGATAGCAATGGTTCCGATACCGGAACTGTGAACGAAGTTTTTAATCCCCTCATCTTGTTGGTTGCCCCGGTTGACTCAGGACTATACGGCTGTACACTACCGCACCACACGAAAGGAAACGACATGACGAACGACGTTCACAACAACGAGTACCTCGCAGCCATCGCTGGCATGGCGGATCACACGATGCCGCCCGCACCGCAGCCCCCAGCCATCGGCGACTACGTCAGTGGCATGACCGCCGGCAAGAGGTGGGCCGGGCGGGTTGAGATCATCGAGGGCAACCGCATGACGCTCGACGTGGGCGGCGGTTGGGTTGCCGTGCCGGTGAGCGACATCACGCACTGAACAAGGGACCGTTAGCGGCAGGACGCCGCGAAACGGAAGGAGCCGGCGGAGCCGGAGAAGCAGGGACGCACGAACCACCCGCCGAGCAGGACGCAGAGCGGGCTTTCCAGATTCCAGAAACACGAAAGGGACACGACATGAACACTGAGATCAGCACTAGAGCCGGTGGCGGATTGGCCCTGGCCACGTTCGATGACGCCTTCCGGTTCGCCAAGATGGTGGCGTCTTCGGACTTCGCCCCCAAGGACTTCAGAGGCAAGCCCGAGAGTTGTTTGCTGGCCATCCAGCACGGCTCGGAGGTAGGCCTGAGCCCGATGCAGTCGCTCCAGTAGATTGCCTGCATCAACGGTCGGCCGAGCGTGTGGGGCGATGCCGCCCTGGCTCTCGTCATCGGCTCGCCCGTGTGCGAGTACGTCAGGGAGACCGTGGACGGCGAAGGCGACGCCATGGTCGCTACGTGCGAGGCCAAGCGACGTGGCTACGAAAAGGCCAGCGTCGTGCGGTTCGGTGTGGCCGACGCTAAGAAGGCCGGGCTGTGGGGCAAGACCGGCCCATGGACGCAGTACAGCCGGCGGATGCTCCAGATGAGGGCAAGGGGCTTCGCCCTGCGAGACACGTTCCCCGACATCCTGCGTGGCCTTGTGACGGCCGAAGAGGCACAGGACTACCCGCAGGTCGAACCGGCCAGAGAACCGGCCAGGGCGGCCTTGACCAATACTGTCAAGGCGGCGGCACCCGGCATCACGGTGGCACACGTCGAGCGGTTTGGGCCGCAGGCCACGGCCGTCACTGCCGCTACCGCCGGCGACATGGAACGGTCGAGGCTGGCGGTCAGCAAGGCGGCCAAGGTTGGCGACCTTGAGCGGATGCAGTCGGTGACCGAGCAGCGGCTGCGGACGGGCTTCTACACGCCGAGCCAGGCGGACGAGTTGCTGAACTTGATTAACGGCAAGCTCGACATCTTGACGGCTGAGCCCGAGGACCGTGGCCAGGAGTTCGCCCACGAGGCCGCCGAGCACGAGGTGACCGCATGAGCCCGGCCGCGTGGATCAGCGAGCGTCGCTATCGGCTGCTGGATCTGGTGCGTCATCAGTGGGGCGAGGACTCAGCAGAGAAGCTGGGGTACGCCATCGATGACTACCTGAGAACTGCTCCAGAAAACGCTGAACTGGTGTTGAAGGTGCGGGCGTTGTCGGCACGGTTGCGTGAGCTCGACCCGCCACCACCAGTGTGCCGCGACTTTGGCGTGAGATGGACAGGAGATTGAGAAACACGCTGGGCTCGCAGCGTCAACCGGCGATGAGCCGGCGAGCAGCCACCGCACTCAAGAGGCGTCGTATCAGTGCAGTTGAGGCCCGTTTCCGTTGCGGGTGACTCAGCCGGAAAGCCCCACGTTACGGGGCCAATACACAAGGAGGTGAGCGATGCCATCAGGAAAGCCAGCCGACGCCCTTCGCATTGCGGAGCTGCTACGGCAGGGACTGACTCAGACGCAAGTCGCTTTGCGGCTCGGCGTATCAAAGTCGGTGGTCAACCGGATCGCCAAGCAGGTGGCCGCATGAACCACTACGGCATCGAAGACTCTGCCGGCCCCCTGTTCGCCATGGCTCCGAGCGTCAACGGCTCGGCCACCTCGGCGCAGGCTGCCGACTCGCTGACGCCGGCGACGCTCAACGCGATGCAGCGGCGCGTGCTCGAGCTCCTGGCGGCGACGCCCGAAGGGCTGACCGACGAGGAGATGCAGCGACGGCTACGGATGAATCCCAGCACGCAGAGGCCGCGACGGATCGAGTTGATGCGGCGCGGGCTGGTCGCGGAGGCCGGCACCAGGCGGACAAGCAGCGGACGGATGGCGGTGGTTTGGAGGGCCAAGTGAAGCAAGAACTGCTTGATGCACTGGCCGCCATCAGGAACGCCTTGAGCGTGATTGAATCGCACGCAGAGCCGCCGCACATGAAGGGATACGCATTTGAAAAGCACTTTATGCGCGAGTGTCGCCAACGCAGAATGAGAGTTTCAAAGTCATCCGAATCTAGTCACGTCGATATGGTCGTGAATGGAAAACGAGTGCAATGCAAGTGCGTGACGCCAAACACAATAGGACAAGTGTTTATTCAGCCAGGACAAAGGACTTGGTATTTACAGGATGACTTTGACGTTTTGGCAATGTCTTGCAGGAGCAATCTCTATTTGATTCCTGTTCAAAGCCTGCCAACAACAAACGGGCACATTCGCATCCAAATCAGGCCTAGTTCTATGCGCAGATTCATCGACGCATGGGAAGTTTTTGAAGGCTTAATGCCGGCTGAGCCTCAACAATCTTTGTTTGGAGACGAGCAGCATGGCCGGTGACTGGCTCAAGATGCGACACGACCTGGCAGACGACCCCGCCGTGATCCGGCTGGCGTCGCTCTGCGGGCTCGAAGAGGACGCCGTGATCGGCAAGCTCTTCCGGCTGTGGTCGTGGGCTGACCGCCACACGCACAACGGCTATGCCGAAGGCGTTGGCGTGGGGTGGGTGGATCGTTTGGCTCGATGCGAAGGTTTCGGTGCCGCCCTTGTCAGGGTGGGCTGGCTGGTTGAAACAGGCGAGGGATTGTCATTTCCGCGTTTTGACCGGCATTGCAGCGACACCGCAAAAACCAGGGCATTAGACGCCAAGCGGAAGTCTGACGAGCGGTCTGTCCGGGAAATGTCCGGGTGCGAACCGGACAGAAACCGGACTAGAGAAGAGAAGAGTAGAGAAGAACTTCCTCCTCTACCGCGTGAGGGATTCGACAAGACGGCATGGCAGACGCTCCGAAAAGCCTGGAACGCCGGCAAGGGCAAGCCGTGGAAGCCGGTGAACCCGCACCCTAAGGCCGTCGAACGGCTTGCGGACCCCGGCTGGCTGGCCGAAGCGTTGCTGGCGGTTGAGCGTCTGGCTCGGTGCCACTACTTCGAGACGCCCGTTTCGCTGGGCCAGTTCTGCGGGCCTGACTTCGTGGCTCTGTGCAACGGTGGCGACTACGACGAGCGAAACCAACGCAAGCGTGGCGGCCGTGACTTCGGCGATTCACCCGCACCGCCCAAGGCGTTCACAGGACCAGAGGCCGAAGCGTTTGACCGCACCCGTAGAAAACTAGCAGCCGCCAAGGAGGGCTTATGACCGCAGACCCCAAACCGCTGACCGCACGCCAGGCAGAGGTGCTGGAGTACGTCGTGGCCAACATCGTGGCTTGCTCGCCCAGTGTTCGGCAGATAGCCACAGGTATGGGCATCCGCAACCACAACGCCGTCTTCCACCATCTCAACGCTCTTGAGCGTAAGGGTCGCATCCGCCGCATCCCTGGCAAGAGCCGCAACATCGAGGTGATTGCATGAGCACCGAGGCAATCGTGAAGAAGTTGAAGTCCTTGGCCAGGTGGCACACCGAGGCTGCGGAGCAGGCCGAGACGCAGTCGCTGGCCGAGCTCATCATGGAGCAACGTCGCTGGATCGTCACGGCACGCAAGGAGCTCGAGCAGCTGGCGACGGTCAACGACGAGCTCAAGGCGAGGCTCGTCAAGCAGGCGTGCTACTTCGAGCGGATCGAGGCCCAGCACGAGCCCAAGTGGCCGCTCATGGAAGGCGACGATCCGGGGGACGCACTATGACGCTCACCGACTTCGTCTGGGTGGCTGTTGGCGAAACACTCCTCGCGGCCACGTTTGGCCTCGGGATTCTTGTTGGTTGTTCTCTTAAGAAAAGGATTTCACATGACGACTACGACACTCGAAAAGCCCAAGCGGGCAAAGACAGCGGGTGGTATCACGCTGGCAACGCAAACTCTTCGGGCCGCCCTGGCGGTGGTAATCAAGGCTGTGCCGACCAAGGGCACTCGGCCAATCATGCAAAACGTCCGCCTCGGTGATGGGCTGCTGACGGGCTCTGACCTCGAGATCCGCATCGACCGCGAGATCGACTATCACGGCGAGCCCATGCTGTTGCCGGCCCATAGGCTCTCGGCCATCCTGCGTGCCGCCACGGGCGACGAGGTGTACCTGACCGCCAAGGATGCCACCGTTACGGTTCGCTGCGGTGCGGGCTCGTGGACGCTGCCCACTGAGGACGTGGCCGAGTACCCGCACTGGGAGCCTGAGGATCTGAAGTCCCTCTGTCGCCTGCCGGCGGATCAGTTCGGGCGTGCCGCCAAGGCCACCACGTACGCCGCAGACAGCGAGTCCAGTCGCTATGCCTTGGGCGGCGTGCTGTTGGACGTGACGCCGACCGACGATGGCTCGATGCAGCACTGGGTGGCCACCGATGGCAGACGCCTCGCCTGCGTGGAGACTGAGAGCGACCAGGCCGTTGACGCAAGCCAGACCATCGTCCCTGGCCGGCTCATGGCTGCCGTGGCGAGCCTGGCGACGGGCGACGGCTCGGTGCAGATCGAGGCCAACGCCAAGGAGATCCGATTCACCCTCACCGGATGCGTCGTCACGGGCCGGCTACTGGAAGGGCGATTCCCTCGGTGGCGTGACGTTGTGGGCGAGCCAGAGGGTGAGCCGTCGGTGCTTGACTGCGTCGAGCTGCTCCAGGCGGTCAACGCTGCGGCCATCGTCACCAGCGAGCAGAGCAAAGGCGTTAGCCTGAACTGGACGAGCGGCACGCTTGTGCTAGCTGGCCGCTCAAGCGAGTACGGCGAGAGCCTGTGCCACTGCCCGACGATTGCGGCCGGCACGACGGCGAGCACCAGGCTGGACCCGCAGTACATGGCCCAGTTCTTGTCGCACCTGCCGGCCGATGAGGAGCCGCACGTTTCGCTGTACGTCAAGGACGCTGCCAGCCGTGTGCTGCTGCGTTGCGGCACTTACACGGGCGTCATCATGCCGCTGTCGGAGGACGCATGATGGCGAAGCGACGAGTTGTGGACTTCGCTGAGATCAAGAGGTTGCGGGATCTGGGCGTGACCAACGGAGAGATTGCCAGGCGTCTAGGCTGCGGCGAGACAGCGGTGACAGATGCGGTGCGTCGGTTCGGGTGGCCCAAGAAAACGACAGGCCAGCGGGTGGACGTGGACGTGCCGAAGCTGTTTTTGCTGTGGCACACACAGGCGACGCTTGCTGAGATCGCCGAGCAGCTGGGGTGCAAGGTCACCACGCTCTGGACGCTGAAGCGGCGGCACAAGTTGCCACCTAAGCGGCGGCCAGACGGGACGAGCCTGCGCGATCCGACTCCACAAGAGATTGCAGAACGTGCAAGGGACTGTAGGGAGATGCACTACGCAAAACGTCGCGGCGAGAGTGACTCGACTACCAAGGGCCGGCTATGGCGAGGGGACGTGGCATGACGCTACCTGAGCAAAGCGACCGAGCGGTAGCCCAGACGCGCGAGTTTCTCGTCCGCTTGGCATCGCCGTATGTCGAGGGCGGGATCAAGGGGATTCGCCGCGAGGTGAGGGCCGAGGCATCGCGTCTGCTCAGGCACTACCCGTATTTGGAAACCGACGAAAAGCGTTGCGTTGACGATATGACTGGGGCGAGCGACATCGTCACCCGCCTGAGAAACTGGCGAACGGTGCATCTCGCACGGCTGCACTTGCTGATGGACGAGGCTGCCGACGAGATGGAGCGGCTGTGTCAAGTTTTGCCTCAAAAAAACCATTATCCGGATCTGGACAATGCGGCGAAGCGGGACATTCTCACCGACGAGGAGCGGGAGGCGATTTGCCAGGCGGTTGGAGCCTACGACGCCAACGACGATGACGAGGAGTGCGCAAAGATCGCGGCCACGCTCCGGGGCCTGCTGGAGCGGATGCGATAATTATCAAAGAAGATATCTTTCGGCTCTGATTTCGTAGCGTCAGATATGCCGTGGGTAAACTCCGGTTCTGTCGGATAAAGCGGAGGCCCGCCGGCTTGACACGGTTGCCACCATGCGTGCATGGCGATCACGTTCACCGTGCCGGGCAACCCTGTGCCGCAGCCTCGGCCACGAGTATCTACCCGTGGCGGCTTCGCTCGTGCGTACGTGCCGGAAAGCCACCCGGTGCATGAATACCGCACCCGGCTGGCTGTCGCTGCCCGTCTCGCTGGGCTGACGCCAACGGGCGAGCCGCTTGATGTTGTCATCGACGCAGTTTTTGAGCGGCCAAAGTCTCACCTGCTCAAGAAGGGCGTGAAGGCAACGGCACCGAAGCTGCCACGCCCGGACGTGGACAACGTCGCCAAGGCGGTGCTCGACGCCCTGCAGGACGTGATGGGCGATGACTCGCTCGTTGGCCGCCTGGTGGTTGAAAAGTCATGGGGAGCGGAGGCACGAACGACCGTGCGAGTGTCATGAAGTTCGGCGTGTCGGTCTACATCCCAAACCGCAACCACGCAGTTACGCTACCGGCGGCTATCTACTCAGCCGCGAGCCAGATGCCGCTGGAGGTTGCGGTCATCGATGACGCCAGCACCGACGACAGCGTTGCCGTGGCAGACGCTGCGGCGATGACTTACAACTGCGTGTGGGTGCAGCACAACGCAACCAAGGCAGCGTGCTGGGAGCAGGCCGCTGCGGCACATTTTGCATCGCTTGGCGGCAGTCACGTCATGAGCCTTTCGGCAGATGACGAACTGTTTCACGGCGTAGTTCAGTCTGTGATGCGACACCGCACGGCCGCAGTCATATTCCACTCCTACTACCTGCGAAAGCCATCTGCTCTGATACATGGAGCGGTGGACGTTGGCGACCTGCAGTTTTGCACGCCGGAGTACGCCTGCCGTCGATTCTTAAGTGACGCCAACCCGTGCGAGACAGGCATCGGCTCAGCCATGCATCACAGTTGGCTGGCGTGGCTGTGCGAGCTCGAGTACTGGCGTATGGGGCCATGGGCCGACGCCATTGGATATGCCGCTGTGGCCGCTCTCGGTGGCTGCGTCTACGTGCCGCAGGCCGGGGCGATTTTTACCGAGAACGATGCTGGGTATGGCGTAACAACTCGCAACGGCAGCGAGTCATCTCGTTACATGGTCGAGTGCTGGGCATTTCTTAAGCGGGCCAATGTGCCTAAGGACGTGGCATACATGATCTGCCGGAAGCGAGGCGTTCATGCCTGACATTCCGGCACGTCTCTGGCAGCCACATGAGCCCTTCCTAGAGGCCTACCGTGAGCGTGCCGACGAAGGCCAGGCCCGGCTGCGTAACGCCAGCGTTGCCTTTGTGGGCCTGGCGCGCAACTGTGCGGTACATCTCGCACAGAACCTTGGCCGCCTTGAGCAGCTGCAAGGCATCGCGGGCAAGTGGTCGCTGCACATCGAGGCCAACGACTGCGAAGACCAGACGCTCGAGGTGCTGCACGACTACTGCCACGAGAAGCCGCAGGCCACGTTCCACTACGAAGTGCTCGGCCGCGACAGTTACGGCTCGGAGTTTGCCGGCCGCCGCACCATTGCTATGGCGGAGTACCGAGACTCTTGCCAGCGTTGGGTGCGTGCGTGTGCGAAAGGTGCCGACTATGTGGTTGTGATTGATTTCGACGCATGGGGCGGCTGGAACGATCACGGCGTGCTGAATGGGCTTGGCTGGCTCGTCGAGTTGCCGGGTGCGTACGGCATGGCGAGCGTGTCGCTCTTTCAGTACGACTTCGGCCATGGCCCGCAGTGGCATCACTACGACCTCTGGGCCTTGCGTGGCGTCGGCCAGGCCGACTGCTACTTCGACACGTACCAAAGTGGCTACGGCGGGTTTGGGTACACGTGGCTGCCTGCCATTGGCTCGCCGCCCGTGCTTGTCTCGTCTGCGTTCGGCGGCATGACGATCTACCGCGCCGATGCGTACCTGCGAGGCACATACGACGGCGTGCAAGACTGCGAGCACGTGCCTTTCCACAAGAGCATCGCCAGGGCCACGGGCCAGCACCTGTACCTGAACCCGTCGCAGCGGATGCTCATGAATTGGATGGAGCAATGCGAGGAAATACCGCAACCATCAGCCTGACGGCGTTTCACGCCGACTGGATGACCCACATTCCCATGCGGGCTCTGTGCGAGCGTTGGACGATTTCCCGCGATCAGGTGATCCGCCTGGCCGAGGTGTGGGATCTGCCACGCCGGCACGACAGGAAGCTCAGGGCCAGGCAGGTACGCCAGCGTGACCCGACGCGGAGAGAGATCGCCCGTATGTCGAAGGAGATACAGGCGACGTGGAGCGAGGACACGCGAGAGGACCGGCGTGTAGTGAAGACGCAGCACGTCACGCTGCACCGTCTCGAGCTCTCCGAGGAACCGTCGCACCGCACCGCTGACTGGGATGGCTCGTTCTGGGAGCACGGCTGATGTCGCCGCCGAAAGACAAAGAGGACGTGATTCGCCGGATCGTCGTTGAGTACGGCCAGGTGTACGCCTACTGCTACATGACCGATGGCAATGGCCGGCTGTTGGACGAGGAAGTCTTCAAGCAACCGTTCAGGCTTGACCGCAAAGAAGTCCACGACGAGGCCCAGGACTGCTACTCGCAGCTGTTCGACGTGCTGAACGAGTCCATCAACGTGCAAGGCCCGCCCCTGCAAGAGGGCGACGGCGATGCAGCACAATCCGGCTAGCTATCTAGGAGGCTGTCCATGCTTTCGATTCTGCTCGTCGCTGCTGCCGTGGCGTTGTTCTACGGCGGCGACCTATCCAAGTTTCAGCCCGCCGTGGAGTGGGTGAAGAAGCTCGACCCGAAAAAGTTCTTGGCCATCGGCCTGGTGCTGGCTGCCGTGTTGCTGATGCCGCACGGTCGGCAGTCTGACGAGCCCACGCCTGCTCCCGACACTGGCCCGCTGGTTCTTCGCGGCACGTTCCTTGGCCCCTCGGCGTCTGACGATGCCAGCCTCGTAGGAGCGTTGTGCCATGAGCTCGCTGACGAAATCGAGTACGACGGCTCCCAGCCCGAGGCCGAGCGGTATCTCAAGAGTGGCGTGGCTGTTGACGAGTTACGGAAGGCGTCTCGGGTTCTTCGCTGCCGTGGCTTTTCCATCGGCGACCGCCAGCCGCAAGCCCGCGACCTCATCGCAGGCTACCTCGACAAGAACGTCGGCACCGACGGCGGGCCGCTGACCGCAGAGACACGCGCGGCCTGGGTCACGGCCTATAGGGACATCGGGAGGGCAGCGACCGATGCCGCAAAGTGAATCGAACTGGAACTGGTCCGCGATCACGTTCGTCGTGTTCGCCGCCGTCCTTGGCACGGTGGTGAGCCGATACGTTGCTCGGCTCGCTGACAAGGTTGAGGATAACTTCGGTTACGTGGCGAACCCGGACGGCGTCAAAGAGTTCTTGCGTGAGTTGGATCAGCCGATGTTTCGGCAGGCCGGAGCCGAGGTGATCGCCGGAGCCAAGGGCTCCGACACGTACCTCTACCGCTTTGCCGACCGTTGCCACCGGCAGAAGTACGGCACGCCATACGGCCCGTGGAACCAAGGGGCTCACGGTTCGTGCGTCTCGTTCGGCTGGGCCATGGGCTCCTACGTCGGCCAGTGCGTTGACCACGTATCGGGTGGGCTTGCCGAGTGCCCGCTAGAGGTGGCTACGGAGCCCGTATACGGCGGCTCCCGCACCGCAGGCAGAATGCCACCCGTGAGCAACGCGGGCTTCAGCGATGGCTCCTACGGCGGTGCAGCGGCACGCTGGATATCTGGCCGATGCAAAGACCCGAACGTGGGCGGCATCCTGTACCGCACCAAGTACGGCGACGTTGACCTGAGCCAGTACAGCATCAAGCGATCACAGCAGTGGGGCGCGTATGGCGTGCCTCCCGCTCTGGCCCGCGAGGCTCACGCCCACCCAGCCAAGGCAGTCGCCCTCTGTGAGGACTGGGCCTCGCTCACAGCAGCCCTTGAGTCAGGCATGTGCGTGCCGATTTGCAGCAACGTCGGCTTCGCGTCGGGCGACCGTGACGCTGATGGATTCTGCCGCAGGGCTTCGACATGGAATCACTGCATGGTAATCATCGCCGTGAAGTACGCGAAGAACAATGGGCCGGGCTCAGGGGCACCGATGAAGAACCCGCGCGACGGCGTGCTCGTGATGAACTCGTGGGGCAACTACGTCGGCGGTGGTAAGCACCCAAGCGACCAGCCTGATGGTTCGTTCTGGATTACGCGGGCCGATGCCGAGGCCTGCCTTGCCCAAGGCGATTCCTTCGTGATCGGGAGCGTGGACGGCTTCAAATACAGAGACTTGAACCACGCCGAGTGGCTTGAGCCCGCACCACCCGAGTCGGTGTCACACGCTCCCGTCATTACCCATTCCATTGCCCTGTGAGTCGCGTCATGTCAAAGCGTTCTATCTTGCTTGTCGGCCTTGCCTGCATCGTTGTCGGCTGCCTTGTCTCAACGGTGCCGGGGTTCGACCCGCTCAATCCTTTCAGCCCGAAGCCGCAGAGGCCCGTCATCAAGTTCCTTGCAAGGCTCGCCAAACTCGGTCTGTGGGTGACGGTGTTCGCTGAGCCGCAGCCGCTGCCACCTGAGAAGCAGTACGCGGCACGTCATGCCGACGGCCGAGCCATGATCTGTCACGCGGAGGGCTGGTGATGTTTTCTCTCATAGTCTGGCTGGTGTTTGGTTTCATCGCTGGCAGCGTTGCCGAGTGGCTCTGGCCCCCGGCTCGACCTCGCTCGCGGTTCTCCACCATCGGCATCGGGATCGCCGGCTCGGTCTGCGGTGGATTAGTTGGCTCAATACTTACGGGCAACTACTACGCACCGGCCGGCTTTGTCTTCAGCGTCGCGGGAGCGATGCTTTGCAACTACGTCTGGCACATGCTGGAGGCGAAGCCATGATGGTGTTCTTCTGGCGATTCGTGGTCTCGTTCTTGGTGTGGCTTTCTGCTGACACCGAGCGTCTGGCCACAGAACCTGCTCGAGCAGCCGCTGCGGTTGCTGCTGCACGGGCAGCCGTGGTGGGTGCGGGCGGTGCTCGTGACAGCGTGGAGAGCGTGGCAGCGATCAAGACGCCCGCGTACGACGCCCACGCCAAGCAGTGCAAGGTCTGCACCAACCGCAACCCCGCCGGGCCTGGAGTTTGTGACGCAGGACGAGCGGCCTACGCCCTCGACGTGAAGGCGGCGACGTGTGTCACCGGCACGTGTGCGGTGAAGCGATGAGCATGAGCCCCCGCCTCCTGCGACCGCGATCAACCGTACACCCAGAAGCGGCGGCATGGGCGGCTCGCGTCGTATCGAACTCTGGCACCGTGTCAGGATCAACCCTGTCGGCCGTGTCGAAGTTCTGTGTGGCTATCGCATCGGCGGGCATTAGGGATCGCTTCTACCGTCTCAACCTGTTCTGCGGCACGGGCCTCAACGCCGCACTTGTGCCGCTCTATCGGGGGCCGTCACTTGGCGGGACACAGTATGGCGGTGCGACTGATACGAACAATGGACCGTTCGTCGGCGTCGGCACCGACTACGCGGAGACGGGGGCGAGTGGTGGGCTAACGGGGAACGGATCAACGAAGTACTTGACGTTTGGCACAATGGCGCAACTCAAGCCATCATGGACAACCCACCACTTCGGGATCGACATCAAGGACGGCTACCCCGACGCGACGAACAGATACCAGATGGGTGCGTTCTTCAACGAGACTCCAACGTCTCCTCGCGGAAACTATGCGATTAACGGCACAAGTTCTGTGAGAACAGGCGACTCGGGAACTACAAGTAGGTCAGGTTTTACAGCGGCAGCCAACCTGAAAATGGTTGTCAGAGCAACCGCATCAGACCTGAGACTCTTTGAGGATGGGACGCAAGTTGGCACTACGCAGGCATCGGCAGACACCGCGACAGTGTTGCCAGGCGGGCAGTTCTGCGTCGGAGCGAGTTCGTTTCAGAGCGTGAGTGGCGGAACGCCAACCGGCATTTTGAATGGCTACACTCCCGCCGTTGGAACGATGCGTGGCTACAGTATTGGCGAGTCAATGGACAGCACACAGCGAGCAGCGTTTGCTTCTGCTTGGTCTGCATTCCGCACAGCAATGGGACGCTCATGACCCTCGCAGAGTTCCTCGCCACGCCGCTGCCAGACACGGCCACGCTCCAAACGCTGGCGATTGTGTTCGACACCGCCCTCGCTCAGCGTCTCGCGGAGGTGCAGGGCGAGCATGGCGACCCGCGACATGTGCCTAACGCTCTCTTGCTGACCGATGGGCGGTACATGCTGACTGGCGACATTCTGATCGCGTGCCAGCCCGGAGGAGTAGTACACGGCGGATTCTCGCACTTGGACGCCAGCCGGTTTGACGAGATTGATGTGATCGCCCTGGCCGACGCCGTCGCCCTGCTGCCAGAGTCTCCTAGCCCTGTGAGCTAGGGCACTGCCACTGCAAGAGCACCCCACACGCCCGCTACGGTAACGCTACAGGAGACTCCCATGGCAGACGCCCAGATCAGCCGCAAGGCCCGCGACTTCGACATCGTGCTCACCACGGCCACGGCCGCAGCCACCACGCTCGATATGCGTGACGTGGCTGGTGCTGTCGTGCAGTTCGGCACCATGTCCACCAATGCCACGACGCTCCAGATGTTCGTGAGCAACCAATCAACGGGCACGTACGCCCGCCTGTGCAAGTCAGACGGCAGCGTGGCTGACCTGACCCTGAGTCCCTCAACGACCCTGGGCCGGGCATACGCACTACCCGACGAGGTCTTTGCTGCCGAGTTCTTGAAGATCGTCTCGGCCACCACCGACAGCACAGGCACCACCGGGTTCGTGATGCTGAAGAGCTAGGCCCGTGCCCACACGTATCCCATGCCACAGGCCGCTGCGTCTGCGTTCGTCCCGCCCTCTGCGAGACGAGAGTGCCAGACCTAACGCGGCAGCCCGTGGCTATTGCTCCAAAGCACACAAGCGGTGGCGTCAGGCAGTGCTGACCCGTGACGCTTGGCAGTGTCAGTCGTGTGGCGTGATCTGCTCACAAAAGGGGCAAGCACACGCTGACCACACTTCCCCTGTCATGCCAGGCACCGACAAGTGCATGGATGGCAGGAGCCGCTACGACGTTGCTGCAGGCAGTTGTCTGTGCCATGGCTGTCACACACGCAAGACCACACGGGACGGCCTGTAGCGTCAACGTAAGGGCCAGGAGAGGGTACCTGCGATCATCGGACCACCGCCTGACGAATACCGGCGGTTCGGTCTGTAGGCGTGGCCGAAATTGGCGTCCCCTAGTGCCTGGCGTCG